TAAACCCACGTTCATATATTTTTGTCCAGAAGCAGCACCACCATAACCAATCTGTGCAATAGCTTCAAAGCCGAGTGTCCAAACCCCAATAGGTACACTTAATGAAATTGAACCAGGATTATAAACAGTTCCAGCAGTCGCAGGGGTATAAGCCCTATCAGTAGTATCGGTTGTCTGCCAATCCCATTTAGTAGCATCTACGGGAAAACCAGCAGGACATTTAGCATAAGAATAACTGACATCTGATATAGCCGAGTTAGCCAAGTCATAATCAGTCCCACCATAAATTGTAACCGTAGTATTTGGTGAGGAGTAAGAAGAATCCTTAGAAACAATGAAGTATTTTACAGTTGAACTTTGAGTAAGTTGGAGTTTAGTGCCAACCGTGAACACAGCTGAATAATCGCCTGAGATTGTGAAAGTGTAAGTTGGGTCATCAGCAGAGGCATAAGTACAAGTTTGGCTAAAAGAATCCCAGTTGTCTGTTGAATAGCTTTCTGCAGCCCAAGTTAAATTACCACCACCATCTGTTTGTAGAAAATCATTGGCATCTCCATCAGCATCTGGTAACACCCATATCTGATTAGCAGTTAGTGCAGGAGATGCAAATCCAACATAATTTGATAAACCCGCATCATAAAATCTTAATTCAGAGCCAGCAGTTGAATTTTTTATTGCTACATAGTCATTTGCTCCTGTTGATGTTAAAACTATTGAACCAGTACCAGAGCCATGTGGGTCTACATATAATTCTGCTATTGCATCATAATCACCACCACCTAAATCTTCCATAAGACATTCAACCCATGCTTTCGCTGAATATGCATTATTAACAGCTTGTGCCTTAAATCGTGATGCTTCTACAGCTGTAGTTCCAGGGTCTGATGTAACCCAAATATTTATTTCATTTACTTTATCACCTACAGCGTAATCATTTTCATTAGAACCAATATAAGAAACCTTTTCATCATCACTATTTTTCCACCATAAACTTCGTACAGAAGCTGGAGATGCCTCATATTCATAGGCGAGATTTATACCTAAAGAATCTATACCAACATTACCACCACCTGCGGTAATACCAAACCCATTCGTCGGGTCATATTTTAAGTTATTATTTGCTTCACCTATAGCAATACCATACTCATCAGCGGCATAATCCAAAAATCCATTAAGATTTCCTAGACGAGCATATTCTGTATAAGCATCATGTGCTACACCAGTTCTTTTAACTACTGCGTAGTAAGGACTATTAGTCCCTTCACCGAGCATATACAACCAACCACCAGAGTATGTATCTGCACCATTAGATGAGCCAAGTTTTACGAAGGTGGTTCCTTGTGGCCATTCGGGATTAGAGCCATCAGCATAATCACCAGCTAAGTCTCTTGTAACCTCATAATCAGGAGCACCTATAATAGAGGTAACTCTTACATATTCAGCATGAGTCGGGTCTTTCAAATAAAGAATATCATTGACAGCTAATCTGTTATTATCCCATGATTTTAGGGTGGTATCGGTATCATCGGGTCCCATATCTTCATTAAGTGTGCCACCATCAGATACCATTAAATCTCCACCAACACAAGACACTACATCATATTCAAATATTGTAGAATGTAATATACCCCTTGCACGTATGTTTCCCACTTCAAGTAAGTCTGGTTCTAAAGTAAATCCAGCACCAAATGGTCCAGGAGTATAATTATTACTCCATATTTTTAAATTTTCTCCATCAAGAGTTATATATTTTGGAGTTTCTCCAGAGGTTTTGCCAACCCTAATTATACTATTAGCAGAATCTAAGAGTATCATAGAATCATTTTCTACTTCAGCAGAAGATATTGTATCTGTGTTAATGTACCAATTTGCTATACGACCATCACTTGCCGTTATTGTCCCTGTGATATTTGCGTTAGAAGCCGTAAAAGAACCCCCAGTAGTTAAAGAAGTATTAGTTCCCTTCCAAGAAATTCCTGAACCAGTAACATATTGAAAATATTGATTAGCCCCATCTCCTACATATAATTGTGGACTTCCTGCATTTGCGTCTAATTGTATTCCAGCATTTCCAAAAGTAGTATCACCGATTGTAATCTTTTCATTACTACTATCCAATACTATTCTGGTATTTGAATCAGCTATTGTAGTATTACCTACTACCCAACCACCTATTGTTGCACCAGTAACAACCAGATTACCACTAGCATCTAAACTAGAATTAGCCGCAGACCAAGTTAGTTTGGTTCCGTCAAAGTTTAAGTATGCAGTAGCACCATCACCTACATAAAATCTAGGGTCCCCAGAATTATAATCTAACTGGATACCCTTTTCTGTAAATGTACCATCACCAACAGATGTAATGTAAAATCTCTTGTTTGCAGAATCTATTACTACGAAATCACCTGGTGAAGCCAAGGAAGCTGTCCCTTGTTCTTCTTCGTTAATTACTGTCCAACCACCAATCTCATACACATTAGAACTATCTAAAGAATTAATTGATTCAATCAGGTCATCTATTGTTTTATTTAAATCGTCATAAGAACGATATACTATTGCCATAAAGTTTCCATTCCTCCTGCAAATACGCTAAAACGAGTACAAGAAAGGCGGGAGGATTATCACCCTCTTGTACTCATTCTAATGTATTTAGTCTTATTAGACCTTATTTTTTATCCTTCTTGGAATCTTCTTTTAACTGTTCGTCAATCAAAGCAATAGCTCCTAACATTCTTTCGATTGTTTTTTGGCCATTGTTGACTTGTTCAGTTATTTTCTTGATATCCTCCAAAAGGCTTTCTCTTCGTTCTTTTAAGTTCATAGAAAATATTGTAAATTATTTCTTACTCTTTCATTATCACGATAAGCTAATGAGTTTAATGCTGATATTCTAGCTAAATCTTTCTGACTATAGTGGTAAAAACACATCGATAAAATATCATAAGCCCTTGATTCTATATCTGCTATAGGTTCAAAAGAACCTTTACTAGAACCAAGTTGTACTGCCCTTAGCATCTCTGGTATAGCTTTTGCGTAATTCTTGTCTTGATAAAAGATATATCCTTTGTAGTAGTGATGTTCTGCTATATCTGAGTTAAGTACCTCTATGGCCTTATCTTTTTCTTTTAAAGCATAATGGGCTTGTGCTAAATAGTATCTCCCTAAGTTTTCTTCATCTTTGAAGGTTGATATTTTCAGATACTCCCCCAGAGTATCCTTAGTTTCCTTCCACCTTGCTGCGTCTCTATGTTGTTGAGCCAAATAGAACAATGACCTTGCGTCTTTCTTACCAGTTAAGTGGCGAACTAGCATCTCATCTCTTTGCTTGTTTCGTATCTTTCTATATTTCCAGTCCTGTACTGTTCTGTCGTGAACTATGTGAAAGTCTAAATATTTGGTCCAGGTCTTAGCATTCGGGATTGTATGAACGTCATTCTTATAACGAACTGTATTTCTTATAATTCTGTCTGACTGAATCTTGGAGCCACCTTCCATTTCTACTGTTACACGAATAGCATCTGTCTTAATCTTACTAAAATCTATCTTGGGAATCTTGGTAACATACTCATGTCCATCTAAGATAAGAATCCAATCACCTTTTGCTTTTTTAATTCCTTCGTTTCTCGGTGTAGCAAAGCTATCTGACCACTTAAACGTGTGTACCTTACCAAGAGTCTTAGCTATCTCTAATGTTTTATCTTCACTTGTTTCGTCAACGCCAATGATAACCTCATCCACAAAGTCTTTGACCGAGTCAACCGCCCTTTTAAGGCCAGCTTCCTCGTTCTTAACCATCATTACTAAACTAATCATATCCTCCAATTTGATTATCCTATTTTATAAGCCCAAAAATTTGTTCCATCTTCTGTCGCTGAATTAACTTCACCGTCTCCCCCCCTGTCTTTGCCTACAACTCTCAATAAATCAGTAGCGTCTAATGCTATTGGTATAACCGTAGCACCAGAAGTGCCCTCATCAACTGTACGCCCATATCCTGCAGTTTCTGTACCCACTACCTTAGCATAACTTCCACCACCTAATGGGTCTCTTTGTAACTGCGCAAACATATGTGAACGAGTACCACTTGCCAAATTATATAAAACCTGATAACCAATCAAATATATTCCAGAAGTATTTATTGTTAGTATTCCAGTAGTAGTATTAAAACTATACGCACTATCATCATAAGTTGTTGCTGCCCAACCAGTAATCGTAGCATATGCCGCAGTTAATGTTTGCTGTGATGTTTTATAGGCGTGAAATAGATTAGGTGTTTCCATGCTTCCAGTTGCTCCAGTCGCACCCGTTGGTCCCGTTGCTCCAGCACCAGTAGGTCCTGTTGGACCAGTAGTACCCTTATCTCCTTGAACACCCTGAGCTCCCGTGGTTCCCGTTGGACCCGTTGGACCTTGACTACCAGTCGTGCCAGTCGGACCTGTAGGACCAATTGTACCTTGGATACCTTGTTCACCTTGTGCCCCTGTTGTACCAGTTGGACCTGTGGGACCCTGTGCTCCAGTAGTTCCAGTCGGACCAGTGGTTCCAGTATCTCCAGTATCACCTTTAACTCCCTGAGCACCTGTTGTACCTGTAGGACCAGTTGCACCTGCTGAGCCAGCAGGACCTGTTGTACCTCGCAATCCTTGTATTCCTTGAGCTCCCGTAGTGCCCGTTGGACCTGCTGGGCCTTGTGAACCCGTAGTCCCTGTTGGTCCTGTTGCGCCTGCAGCACCAGCTGCACCTGTAGTTCCTTTATCACCTTGGGGTCCTTGTGCACCTGTGGTTCCTGTAGGGCCCGTAGGACCTGCATCACCTGTATCTCCTTTAGTACCAGTAGGACCTGTAGGACCTGTTGTTCCCATTGTTCCCTGAATACCTTGTGGACCCGTTGTTCCTGTAGGACCTATAGGACCTTGACTGCCAGTTGTACCAGTTGGACCCGTCGGGCCAGCTGCTCCTGTAGTACCCGTATCACCTTTTACCCCTTGTGGTCCAGTCGTTCCCGTAGGGCCTGTTGGGCCTTGAGGACCAGTAGTTCCTATTGTACCTTGAGGACCTTGGGCTCCTGTCGTGCCTGTCGGCCCTGTGGGGCCTTGAGCTCCTGTTGTACCAGTTGGGCCAGTAGCACCAGTAACGCCAGTGGGACCCGTGCCATCAGAAGGACCAGAAGGACCAGTAGCTCCTGTCGGTCCTGTTGGACCAACGCCACCACCGCCACCTCCTGCTCCAACTGCAAATACTCTCGTCATACGGTATAAAAATATGATACCCCATCCCCATTGGAATTGGTATCAAGATAAATTAATGCTAAATCAGATAAGTCGATGCTAATTGTTTCTCCAGCATCTAACACAAATCCATTTGTACTATCAACTGAACTATCGCCAACAAAAATCATTCCTGTATTAGTATGTTTAGCTTTTATTGTTACAGAGCTACATGGAGTTGAAGCTGCTAATACTTCAGCTGTCCCAGCTGCAGCCACATCCTTCTGCCCGTTACCTATAGTATCAGTATTTTTAGCCCAGCTAGAACCAGTCCAATATAAACCACCCCTCATCTTGATATAGGGATAGTTGTCTTTATCAGTAGAATGTATTTCTAATTCGTGGTCTGTTAAATTGTTGGCTATTTCAACCATTTAATATTTTCCTTTTACGTTCCTCCAACTTTCTCTGGGGTAGCATTACGTTTTTCATCCACTTGTACAATTTCTCCATCTTAGTGATTCCCTTAACATTTTCATCTAGTCCCATACCTCCAGTAATCTTTAATAAAATATCCCTATAAGAATCTATGGTATTTTCAAAGTCGTTATTAGCAATCTCGCTTAACACAAACTCATCTATGAAGTCAGCATAGTTTCTGTATGATTCTATGTTTTTTACATCATCACCTAAACCGAAGTATTCAAAGGAATAAGGTTCTTTCCTTATTTCCCTGTATTGTTCAACGTTGTCTGGTTCAGGAAATGATTTAAGTTCCCAATCCTGTTCTTCGTGACTACCTGGACCCGATGGTGTACTGCTCTGGGGGTTTTCTATCGGGGTCGTAATCCTTGATGACTGCGTTGACTGCATTGAGCCAGTTTCTTGCATTTTTTTCTAAATTATATTCTTTCTTAGCCGTGTCGTGTCCGTTCTTACCAAGTTTCTCTATCTTATCCCTGTGCTTGTACAGATATTCCAATTTATCCAGCCACTCTTCTTTCTCCATAACAAGGTATCCGTTCCATCCGTCTTTAATCGTGTCTATGTAATGCCCTACCCTGGATGCTATTACTGCATGATATCCAGATGACCAATATTCTAATATACGGAGATTTGATTTAGCCCTATTAAAGTTTCTGTCAGTTAGTGGGGCTAAACATACATCTGGTGAGAACTTAGCAATATACTCTGAATAGTTCTCTGGGCGTATCCAACGCATCTTTTTTATCCTATTCTTATAAGGCTTGTCTTGGAACAAATTGGGTAGTTTACCATACATATAGAAGGTAGCGTCTTTGTGCTTGGTCATAAACTCATCTATCACACCACTAATCATATAAAGATTCTCATAGTGAGTAGCAGAAGAGCTGAACATAATCCTGAAGTCTTCGTGTTTTTTCTTTTTAATGAATTTCTTATTCTTAAAGTCTATGGAGTTGGGACAAAGATATGTTGGGGAATAATTTCCATAATACTGTTCCAGGTGGGGAGTGGTTACGGTATATCCATCAAAAGCACCTAATGATATTTGGTGGATACTCTTAGGGTCTTCTACGCCAATATCGTGTAATCTTTTATCTTTGTAAGATATTGAGCCAGGATTCGTGTAAGGAACATCAAATATATAATCATCATTATCCTGTATAATCGGACACTTGTAGTGGTACCTTAAAGCCAAAGCCGTACTGAACCTAACACCCGTGTCTTCACGTTGCATTATAATTGCGTCTGGTTGGAACTTGTTTAGTTCTCTGGTTAGGGAAGTAGTTGCTGGAGAATTGCCATCATCATCTGGTCTGAAATCATTCCAGGTATTTTTAAGTTTTCGTGTCGGGTGATACGGACTTACAAGGACATCAGCTAATCCAAGTTCTTTTAACTTCATAGCTGGCTTGTGTAGTCTATAATATGCTACACCGTCTTGTGATGCGATGTAAAAAAATATCTTTGGTTTCATACTAGGTTCTCCATTATCTCTTTATACGGGTTATGGTCAGAAGGTAGTTCTGGTACCTCCTTGTGTTTGTAATAAACTGTTGCCTTCTGTATTCTCTCTGCTATTGGGGGGACTAACGTAGCCCAACCTTTAGCGATAATGTTCATCCACTCTGTTGTGTTTCTGATTATCAAAGAGTGTTTTCCTAACCAGTATGCCTCCCTTTGTATTCCACCAGAGTCTGTTATCACCATCCAGGAATTAAATATCTTTTCTAATGTTACTTTACGTTTCTGGGGTTTTACCATCTCTACATTAGCTGGAAGTTTTATCCTGTACTTCTTGATAAGTCTTCTGGTTCTAGGATGGGCTGGAAAATAAACAGGTCTTCCTGTTAATCCAAGTCCCTTTATAATTTCTTTCAGCTTGTCTTTCTCCATATTCTCCTCACGATGGATTGTAGCAAAGATATATTCCTTCCCCTTCTTTATCTTTAACGGTAAAAACTTGCTAAGACTCCAGTATAATGGGTCTCCGATATGATAGGTATTATCTGCCATACCCTCATTCATTAGGTTCTGTACCGCTAGGTGAGTAGGACAAAACTTCCACGTTGCAAGCCTATCTGTTGTAATTCTAACCACTTCTTCTGGCATTGATTTGTCAAAAGAGCGAAGTCCTGCTTCCACATGGCCAAAATCAACTTTCTCTAAGGCAAAAGCCAACGCTCCTGCTAATGTAGAATAAGTATCTCCATATACTAACCCTATGTCGGGTTTTTCTTTTTTTAATACTTCTCTGAGTTTGTCAATCATCTCCCCAAAGTTTTCTGAGTGAATACCAAGATTATACTTTGGTTTGAATTTCATTTCCTTGAAATGTTGTGTGGACAAGGCATCATCATAATGCTGACCTGTATTGACGATAACATCTGAGTCTGGCACGACCTTAAATATCTGGGGTCTTGTGCCGATTATTGAAAGTAATTTTCTTTTCATAAATTTCCTCCTTTGGGTAAGTTTGACTGTTCCATTTTACCCTTAATAAATCCGTTGAACCCCTTCCCGAATTTATGTTCCTTCTTAACTAATTTTTTATCTTTTAAGTATTTTTGTATCCACTTGATAGCTGCCTGTCTATTACCGTTTAGCTCATTATCATGTGAGAGTGAGTTGTTCAGGAATCTGAAGTATTCATAAAGCCCTTCGTCTAACGCAACATATTTAGCCCCTAACTGATGTAAGAGTATGTGGTGCATCCAGTCCCAGGCACACTTAGCTTCTTCTGGGAACTTAACCTTCTTCAAGATTTCAGTCTTAGCGAATATTGTTCCTGGTATATACTGCTCTGTATAGATTCTTTTGGGGTCCCACGGTTGTGCCTTATGATAACGCCTACTTGTTATCATAAAGTCTGGATGTTTTGAAACCGTATAGAGTCCATGATAAACAACATCATTATCTCCTATGGCATTTAGGCATTTTTCTATCCTGTCGGGTAAGCTCAAATCATCTGGGTCATGAAACATTACATATTTCCCCCTAGCTTTATTTATCCCAGTACGATAAGCATTAACCACCCCCTCATTTGTTGAGAGGTATATTCTTTTTACCCTGGGTTCTTTTGTTATTGTTATGATTTCCTGTGAGTTGTCCTCTGAAGCGTCATCAACCATAATGAGTTCAAAGTCTCCGAAACTCTGGTCAAATAATGACTGCATTGACTGCGGTAGGGTTGATTGTTTGTTATAGACGGGACAAACTACTGATACTAATGGTTTCTTCATTTGTTTAGGTCAATTAACATAGCAACCTTGTCTCCCATACCCCAGCGTTTTCTTATATTGAAGTATTTTGAATATTGATGGTTAAAACAATAATTGCCAAAGGGAGTAAAATCTTTAGGCTCTATTAGTAAGAGTTGCTTACCGACCTTTTTAAGTGCATCAACTGCTTTTTGTATGTTTTGGGGAGGAACATGCTCCAAGGTTGTGTAGCAGAATAACAAATCAATCTTACCATTTACATGCTTATCAACTTCTTCTACCGAACTAACAAAGAAATCTTTCTTGGGAAAGTATTCCTTGCAAATTTCTATCAACCTCTCCGATATGTCAAAGCCAGAATACTCCTTGTCATCAAATAGAGGTGTGAATCTTCCATTACCGCAACCAACATCCAATACTGAGTCAAAACTAAGTGATTGTATTATGCCCCGTAGCTTATCTTTCTTAACCTTGTCTGTTTGGGCTTGCTTATCCCATGAATCTGCCCTTTTCTCCCAGTATCGCTTCTCATCATACTCACAAAGTTGGCTAATCTTTGCTCTATACTCGTCAGCATCCAGCCATTTCCTGTAATGTTTAGCACCTTTAGTGTTTAATGGCTTTTTAAGGGTCTTGTATATGGCTTTTTTCATCTCTATCAGTACGTCTTTGACCATTAAATCCTTTTTAACCAACGGAAGCATGTCAAAATGCTCTGCATATGGCATTTTTATGGTTGTTAAGGCATTTCTACCAGCCCCAATCCACTCTGCTACGCTAATTGGGAGTCCATCGTGCTTTGTGAACCTGATAATTGCACCAGTTTCCTTGATTATCTCTCCAACACCGTTAGTTTTACCCCAAATCTTGAAGTTTGTGGCTTTATGTGGCGGTTGTAGGGTGTCATTTCCGAAGAAATGGAAATCTACATCCTTCATCATGTGGACTAAGCCCTTTTCTTCCTTACTTCCAGTAAAGAATTTCTCAAAATAGAAGTCCCCATTATCTTCTGGGAGATAAATTGCGATAGCTTTCTTCTTCGGCAGGGGTTCTACATCATACCACTTCTTAGGTGGGAATGGCACAACCTCTGCATCTATCCCATAGGCTTTGAGTTCTTTCTGTATTGCTGGGATTTCACATAAAACAGCTTCGCATGACTTTAACCATGCTCTAACCTGTGCAATCTGGTCCATTGTCATCTGTCTAAATAGAAGTAAATCAGACCCTATAAAGTGTATAATCTTCTTAGCTTGAGACATGGGAAATATTCCATTCCATTCTCCTGCTGCTTTTAAGGCTGCAATCTTTGGCATAAACGATGGGGACATGAATATTGACCTGAAAAACTCAAAATTATAAAAGAATCCACCTACAACGTAGATAGTTTCATAGTTATGTGGTTTCATTGGTGGGTATTCACGATAGTCAGCATCTAATACTTCTGCTACCCCTTTACCATGTAATGGTGCCCAGTTAGAAGCAGTAACACAAACTTTGGCTTCTGGTATCCCATGTAACGCTTTAATCTGGTTTATCCTAGCCATCCAGTTCTTAGACGAATCAAATGATAGTCCCCCTGGGTGTGGCATAGTAGTCTCAAAGAATGCTGAGGTAAAGTATTTCCCCTTAGCCCCGTAATCATGAACTACCGATAACCAAAAGTCCCAGTCTTGTAAACTCTTGACTGCTGGGTTCCAAAGACCATCTTTTAAGCCTACCTTTTCTGCTGCCGCCCAATAATCTTTAGCCCTTATTGGGAACGAACCATCTATGTAATTCTGTGTCTTAAGGACATGGGGATTAAAAGGCTCTGACAGATAAGGAGCAGTAACCAGTCTTCCACCCAACCATGTGGGTTTGTTTATTTTGTTATCAACGAACTTATAACCTCCGTAGATAAAAGCACAATCTGGGTTGTCGTGTAGCATATTCATCCATACTCTTAGGAGTCCAGGATTCAGGAAAGAATCAGCTGGCAAGAATGAATACACGTCTCCAGTTGCTATCTTCGCCCCTTCGTTACGAGCGACACAAGCACCTTTATTCTTTTTGAAACGAATGACTTTAATTTCTTTATTTTTTTCATATTTTCTTAAGATTTTTTCTGTATTATCTTTAGAGCCATCATCAATTATAATCAACTCTTTCTTAGGATAATCTTGGTCTAAGAAAGTTTTGATATGAAGCTCCAAAGTATCCCCATCATTGTAAGATGGAGTAATTATAGAAATCCTCTGTTTATTATTCATTGTTTTCCTCCTTTTTATATTTATTGATAAATACTGGTAACCATATTGGCTTAATAAACATATGTGCTAAAGCCTTAAAATCTTCTTCATTGAATAAATCAGATTTTATACGATTACAATACATACAAGCTAATACAATATTATCTATTTGATATGGCTTATTATTATCTACCCTATCTATAGTTAATCTGCTAGTATATTCTTTATTAAAATGTTTGTTTAATATTTCTATTTCAGTTTCTGGTATTCCACAATAATGACATACTTTATCTTCTTTATTATACCAATTAAGAAAATCTTTTTGTTTTAATGGAAACTCACGTTTTTTCTTTCTACAATTTTCTTTTAAAAGATGGTAAATATATTTAGGACTACCAACCCAATTTATCCAAGACTTCTTTGCTGACAACTTAACTTTTTCTGGATTATTCTTTTGCCATTTCTTAACATTCTTTTTAATTTTATCTTTATTTTTTTCATAATATTCATGCTGATTATCTTTACATTTCTGTGTTTTTCTATAACGCTTATTTCTTATATTATTTAATTCTTTCTCAGATATTTTTTTTCTATCCTCCATATTGTTTCCTCTCTTTGTTAATAAATTCTGCAACCCTTTTTACTTGGCTTTCTTTCATATCTGCCCAGAATGGTATTGAAATCATATGGGCAGCAAACTCTTCAGCACAAAAGAATTTATGTTTTGTGTAAAAAGCTGGTTGCTTATGTATTGGGTTAAAATGTTTAGACACCTGTATTCCCTCTTGTTTCGCTCTCCTATAGAATGACGCAAAATCGTCTATCCAGACTTGGTAGATGTATCTGCTCCAGTTGTCGAGTTCGTGTGGGATGAGGTATTTGTCGTAGATTTCTTTAACCTTGTCTCTTTTTTTGTTTGTGTAATCCAGTCTTCGAATCTGGTTGAGAGCAAGAGCAGCAGTAGTGTCAGCCATATAAAAGTTCCAGCCAGGGGTATGAACAGTAAATTCGAATGTGTTATTTCCATAAACTCTTCCATTATTTACTAAAGTTTTCAAGAAGTTATATTGTTCCTTAGAATTGGTAGTAATCATTCCACCTTTACCAGTAGCGAGAAGTTTTGTGGCGTGGAACGAAAACACCCAGATAGCTTCTTCATTTTCTTTTGTAATATTTCTATCAATAACATGAGCGGAATCCATAATCACCCCTTTATCTGTTTCAATCTTATAAAAACTGCCAGCCACCCATCCATCATAAAATTCAATTTCTACTCCCATTAGCTTGGCCACATTTGCCATTGATACATAAGTAGCCGTAGGCATACTGAGTTTTGATGGCTTTAACAAGGTTAAGACAGAAATGAAACCAGAAGTACAGCTATCAACAGCGACAGCGTATTTAGAGCCAACATAATCTGCAAACTCTTTTTCTAATTTTGCCACTTCTGTTCCTGTGGCTAGGTTCCCCGAAAGAAGTTGCTTACTTACAGCCTTGGCATCTTCTTTGGTAATTGGGGGTCTTAATAATGGTATTCTTTCCATATTTTTTCCTCCTTTTAATTGCACCTGCTGGGCAGATGTCTATATAATTCTTAGGTTTGTCTTTATCACAAGCCCCACAATCAACGCAGAGCTTTTTGTCGATATAATATTCTATTGCCATCTATTGTTTTTTGTTTTGAGTTTCCTTTGTACTCTGGCGGGGTTCCCATAAACAAGTACTCCAGGGGGAACATCCTTGGTTACTACAGAACCAGCACCAATAGCAGCATAATCACCAATAGTAATACCGCATACGATAGTGCTGTTAGCTCCGATTGAGACGCCTTTTCCAACTTTGGTTTTAACAAACTCCCCACCTTTATTCTCATAAGCTCTTGGGGTGAGGTCATTCGTAAAACAAACATGCGGGCCGATAAAAACGTCATCTCCGATTTCCACGCCATTATAAATTTCCGTATTATTTTGGATGTTACAATTTTTTCCAATAACACCCCTATCGAATACAATAACATTGTGTCCTATTTTAGTTCCTTCTCCAATTTTTGCCCCTTGTATGACAAGATATTGGAATGCTTGTTGTGGGTCACTCATGGTCTCTAATTTTAGCTACTAAATCTATAGAGGGGAGTGTGTCTTCCACCCAGAACCCACGCCCAGCTAATATCTCTTCGTAAACTTTGGTGTGTAGTTCTGTAAAACCCTCCGTAAAATCTATTTCTTCCCCATTAATTTCCATGAATCTTTTAGGCGTGTCCTCATCTATCGAGAGTTTCCATTGGACTTCAGCCTTATCCAGTATCAATGAGCCTTCCATGGTTCTTCCATATTTATTAACAGACCACATTTTTACTTCACCAAACTTCCAGATAAGCATATCAAAGAAATGCACACCAATATTCATGGCTAAACCGCCTGATAATTCATCCCTCGCTTTCCAAGAAACGTCATACCAGTTGCCCCGTGGGGTGGAATAGTCTAATTTTATTTTATTATGTTCTTTTACTTTTATGTTTTTTATTTTGTCATGGAGCCTTAACTGAAGAACGGGATATACCCTCTGGCCATACTCGGATTCCATTTCCATAATGGGTGGAATATTCCAAGAGTTTAAGACTAGGGGCTTTTCACAAATAACATTAGCACCGCACCTAAGGCCAAGGCGTATATGAGAATCGTGGAGATAATTCGGAGTACATACTGTAACAAAATCCACAGGCTTTCCTTCTCTTTTGAGCCTTTCAAGATGCCTTTCAAATCTTTCAATTTCCGTGAACACGTCTGCATTAGGGAAATACGAATCCAAAATACCCAACGAGTCGTGTTTATCCACCGCTGCAATAAGCTCATTCCCCGTTTCCCTTATTGCTTTTAAATGTTTGGGGGCGACATACCCTCCAGCACCAATTAGTGCAAATTTTTTCGCCATTCGATATATTCAAATAAATTTTTCTCAAAGTCTGTTTCTATCTTTAACCCAAGTTTTTGGGCTTTGGTCGTATCCGCACAGAGCCGTTGGACTTCCCCTGGTCTTGGACTTGTATAGATTGGTTTAGGGCATCCAGTATATTTTTGTACCAGAGTTGCGATTTCATTAACTGAGACCGTGGTACCTGAACCAACGTTAATCGGCTTTCCTTTGACTCCCTTTTCGGCAATAAGTTCGTATCCTCTAACAGCATCTGTAACCCACATGTAATCTCTTTCCTGTTTTCCAGAGCCGAATATAATAGGGGATTTACCATGTAATGCACGGTTGACGAATATGGCGATGACTCCTCCATAAGAATCAAAGCGTTGCCAAGTCCCAAAGGTATTAAAGTTCCTAAGTATCCGTACATCCACGCCATAGGTATCGGCATAAGATTTACAGAGCCTGTCTCCTGCGACTTTCGTTGCTGCGTAAACTGACTGACAGTTGAGTGGGTGTTCTTCTGACATTTTTTCGGTTTGTGATGTACCATAGACTTCACTTGTTGAAGCGAACACCATAGGTTTCTCGTATTTCCTGCACGCCTCTAATAAATTAGTAGTTCCTTTAACGTTAATATCCACCGTCTCTTGTGGGTATTTATTTCCATAATCAATATTTATCATAGCAGCTAAATGATAGACTTCATCAACTTGGCTCACTAAAAGGTCAACCAACCGTTCATCACGAACATCACCAATAACAAGGTTTTTCATTCGTCTTGTTGACCATTGAAGGTTATCAAGCCCTACAACTTCATATCCTTTGTTTTCTAAATATTCCTGTAGGTGCGAGGCAATAAACCCTGCCGCACCCGTTATTAGAACTCTCATAAATTTTGTCCTGAAGGGCAGATAAACTGCCCCCCAGTATCAAAACTTGTGAGTTTTGTCTTTCTACTACCAGCTTGTAAGAATGTTGAAGTAATAACTCGCTGTCGTTGACGGGAATAGAACGTTGACTTCTGAAGCGGCAATGTCTGATAAGACAGGACCACCACCGATGCCACCTGGTCTAAATATTTCACTCTGACCTGACCATACGATTTCTATGGCCGAAGGATTCAATACTTTAGACGCAATAGTAGTATCCCATGCGTAGTTATCTACCCGATTATTCGGGTCAGTCTTAGAAGCACCTGTATTCTTGTAAAAGTTTACACCACCATCAATTTCTGTAACGGCATAAGCATCCTGTCCAAATATGACACCACCATAGACTTTAGCAGCACTACCTGTTGCGGTAGATACTGAATCGCCTGAGTAGGCCGAACCTGGAGCAATAGGAACTTTAGAGCTCCTCATGCAACGAATGCCCATAGCTTCACCAACCTCGAACTTGTACATCTTTTGTGGGTCTTGATAAGCAGCCCAACCCTTAAAGTTCGAATCACCCATTATGTCAGATAACTGATACGGATGGAAAATTCCAACGTATGAGCCACCTTCATAAGGTTTGACATTCTTCCTTTGTAGATTAGTAGCCGCAGCCCTCAAATCAGATAGTGCAAGTCTCGCTGAAGATGAACCTGACACAACAGCTGTATAACTACCCTGGGTAATAGCTGAATCCCTTTTAACGTAATGATTTACGCCAGAATCAGCGATAATAGCCTGGATAACATATTGGTCAACTGTGTGTGCAGCCTGGTCAGCTAAGACTTCCATTGCATAAGCATCGGTGTCTATAACTGACGTCAACCTTGCGTACTTGGAGACATTGACTGAATCGCCAATCTCTTCAAGTAAAGCAGAAACTTGATTGGTAGAGAGTGTTTTGATTGCAGATTGAGGATAACCTTGAGACAGCATATAGCCGTAGTTCAAAGCAACCTTTCTGTTAAATACTATTGCTGTACCCCCATTCTGAGGAATGGGTTTTTTTGAAGCAAAAGTATAAAAACGGAACTCTGGTCTCATCCACTCCAACATCGTTTTTTCGTAAAACGAAGTTATTGTGCTACCTAAAATTGTACCCGCTGTAGTAGAAGGAGTACCTGGAAATGCCATAGTACGCCCTTTCTACCTCCTCCTTTTATTAACCTTTTCGTCTTTGTGTTGTTTGTTTGAAGATTTCATATTCTGGGCCAAGAGCATCAGCCACATCTTCAACCGATGTATCTTTTCCGATGCGTTTAACGGCATCATCAAGAGATTCTGGTCGATAACCAGACGGTCTTGAAGATTCGACTTGAGCCTTTTTCTTGGTCTCAAAATTCTGACTTGTCTTCTCAACACCTTGTTGATAAGATGTTCTCTTCACGTTGTCAAAAGAGACTAACTTGAAGGCATCTTCCATCGATAATGAAGGGTTGTGTTTTTGTTTTTCAGCAACCTGTTTGGCTTTAGCTTTGAAATCATCGCCATACTTATTCAGCATGTCTTGGACTTCTAGTTTAGCCAGGGGCTTGGCAAGCATCTTGGAAACTGTCTCCGCAAGTTTGGGTTCCAGTTGTTCAAGGGCATTGTCAATTTCGCCTTTAGGAGATTCTTTTGTAGGTGCGTCATCTACGGGTGTAGAGTCGGTCTCTTTTTCTACAAATAATTTCTCCAAATCACTTCTCTCCATTTCGACTTTTTTGTTGTGAGATTCTAATTCCTTGTAGGCTTTTTCTAAATCCTCTTGGGATTTGAATTTTCCTGCAAGTAGTTTCTCTTCAGCTTCCTGAGATTGTCCTTCTGACGGGGTCTCATTCTGCTCGGTACCAACATCCTCACCGCTTTGCGGGGTTTCACCGCTAGACGATTCGGGCACCTCTTGGTTGACGGCTAGTGCTTGTCCCGCTTCAGTTTCGGGGGCAGCCTGCTCAGCCTCGTTGGTGTTATCCATACGTGCTTCCTTTCTTTTATTTTAATTGTTTTAATTTTTCTTCGACTTGGTCTTTTCTTCCAATCGTGTACTCGAACACTTTGCTAATTCCTCGAAGAGCTTCAATTTGACCTCTAATTCTGCCCAAGTTTTTGTCATCGGCAGTCTCAAGCAAATCAAATAGTGCGTCAATTTTTTCATCAATGAGTTCTTTTTTGAAAAGCTGGAAGTCGGGATGCTGTGATAAACGCTCATACACCTCTATCTTTCCAACCTCCTTGTTTAATATTTTTCTTGCCTGTTCGAGTTCTTCCTCCATATATTTTTTAGCTTAACGCTTTCTTAACTTTCTCTAACATCGCTTGTTCACCATGTAAGTAACGAACATTAGCTTCGTTCTCAGCGTGGGTTACACCAAGTTTGATGTCAAATTCAATTTCGTCAAGAACTTTAGGGTAAGAAACTTTCTTCTCCACTACTTTCTTAACTTTCTTTTTTGATTTCATATTATTGTGTAGTTAATGATTCTTGTATTTTAGCAGCCTTCTCAACATCAGCAGCTGACCTAGCCCTCATCTCGGAAGCAACTTCCTTGGGATGAGTTTTGATGTTATCTTTCTTATCAATAAGCTGTGCAACAGCATCTGGTGCCATCTCACCCTTAAGTTGATAATTAACTTTAGGCTCTTCTGGTTTCGGAGGTTCGGGCGGTAACAAGTATGCATCCACATTCTTCTTACCAGATTTCTCAATGATGTCAGTAGCCAGTTTAGCCACATTGAATCCAGGTACTTGTGCCATAACTTGTAATAAGTTAATGTCTTGTTGCATCTGCTGGAACTCATCTAAGTATTCCACTTCAACCGTTAAGTCAAATGAACTCTTAATATCTTCTGGTCTTAGTGGAACAACCATCGGTTCACCGTCTTTACCAAGTATTCTAATTGCTATTTCTTTGTCTAAGAATTGTTGGTCAAGTTCTAAGTACCTTCTGCCAATTCCTATTAAGCCACGCTTAATCTGATTCACTTTAGCTGAGAATCTCTTGTCAGCTTGGTTGATAGCACCCTGCCAGGCAGTAGCAGTACGGTTTATCGCACCACCTTGTGTACCACCCATAGGACTTACTAAGGCACCCGATAAGGGGCTGTTAGCACCTGTGGTTCTTTCAGCGTCTGATTTAATAATAGATTCTTCCGTAAAGGCTTCTGAGGGTATTGGTTGGGTGTCATTAGGAATCAAACCGTCAGGTCTGGTCAAGTGGATTATTCCACCAGGTCTTGAAACGAGTTCGTCTTCGAACTGCACGCCACCCGATACTACTTTCCACATCCTGTTAAGGTTCATCTTAACGTTATCCATTCTCTGGTTTCTGATGTCATTCAATTCGTTCTGTAAGCTCTCTATCGGTTCAATCTCACCAATTCCATAGAACTCATGGGGGACTATGGTGTCTCTTACAACCACAAAAGGATTCCAGTTAGCGTAAGGGTTCTCATCACATCTAAGTAATATTCCATTAGCCACTACAATAATATATGGTTTGCCCCTAAAATCTCCCCAGTATTCCAGGACTTCAAATCTTTTTCTTGTGCCATCGTCATCAGTTGTGCCTGTAACGCCAAGCCTTTGTATCCTTTCAGTATTAGACCTGCCTGTTGAATCAGACATCTTCAGTTTGTTAATGGCCTTTTCATCATAATTAGGATTATCTTCTAAGTCTTCTATATCCCTTTCCACACGGTGTATGGCATACTTCATTTCTTTTTGGTTCCGTGCTTTTGGGTCTGGAAAGAAATCAAATATATCTACGGTTTCAGCATAAGGCATATCATCTCTCCAAGTAACCTTGGCGATTGCTGTACCATAAATCAAGGATTCTTTGACAAGTTCCTCGATAACTTCCTCCATATCAGTTTTCTCAAACTGAAAGTCCAGTAAGTCAGTAAATGCTTCTGAGTTTTCAACGTCAGTCCCCTCTACAGGCATTGTCTTAAACTTCTTTTGAGCAAGAGCAACCCTAGGGGCTACTGTCTCTATAATCTCAAAAGTTTTTGGGATGAAAAGATTAGACCTCCAGGGAAGTCTGCCAGAATCAATATAACTCCTATAGAGCTTGTAATAATCCTGGAACCTGTTCATGTAGGACTCAGTATATTTTTGAGAGACCCTAAATCTCTTTTGAACTAAATCAAGAGCATCTTTCTCTTTGAGCTTCTGCTTTAATTCCCCTCCTTTTGTTTCCTCCTTTTCTTTGTATGCCATATTAGTATTGTCTTCTTAAATAGCCACCAGCTTCACAATTACATGATTTGTGAGCAAGTCGAAAATTTTCTAATCTATTTTCTCCTCCTAAAAATTTAGGAACAGTATGGTCTATTGTAACAGTTTCTATATCTATTGGTTTTCCACAAAAACCACAATTAATCCCATCCCTATTTATTAAATAATATATTATTGCCTCCCTATAAATTGCAGAACTTTGTTTTCTAGTATTTTTATGTTTTGCTCTAGGTTTATTATTTCTTTGCTGTTTTATTTTATTTTTATTATTTTTCCTGTATTTTCTAGCATAAATACGACTTCTTTCCCTTGTTCTTTCACGAACTTCTGGTCTATTTAAGTATTCTTTACGTTTCTTCTTTATTTCTTCTTTATGTTTTTCGTAATATTTTTTATCCATATCAATAGCCTGTAAAGCGATTTGGTTTATAGTTTTGATTAACGCTTGATTCGGGTGGCTGAACTGGTGTTTTTTGAGGTAAGTTATATACTGCGAGCATCAAGGAAACTACGCCATCGTCATGCTTGCCTTGCGGAGCACCATAACGATATCTTCCTGAAGGTAATCTCTCATAGCGATAATCCTTTAATTCATCCACTAACCATTCATAGCGTGGAATCTTAATTTCATCGTGGCTAAGGAGTTTGTTCAACTGCTCAACCATCTGCATCTTTGTTGCGTTGGTGAACTTTACGGGAGTAATGTTAAGCCCCCTCTTAACGAGTGAGTCATACATCGGGTCTCCCATTCCTGTAGAGTCAAACATAACTTCTGGAGCACCCATATTAGTAGTCCACCTGCGTGCTTGATTTTCTATGTTAGAGTAAAGCAATTCTGCATCAATCTTGTTTGACCTGTAAACGTATTTAACCCTCCAGTCTGTTAAGTCCAGTACGGAGATAACAGTCCAATCTTCCCTCAGGGCAGGGTCGATGCCTAATCGGTAACGATGACCCGCTTCAGGATACTCTAGGAACTCGTCTATCACGTTTTCCTCTACCCTGTTGAAGACCATACCAGCGTCATCTTGAAACTCACATTCGTATTCTTGCTTGAAAAATTTCTCAGTTACAGATGCACGCTGTTCCTCCAAGAACCCAGGAGATAAAAGGTCCTGACCTCTTTTCGGCTCCCACTCAAACCCTACGGTAGACTGTGAAGCTGGCAAAAGCCAAGATTTCCAATTCCTAGCCCCATCCCTTCCGAGTTTATAAACATCGTAGAAATGGTTTCTGCCATCTGGAGTTCCGATAAACATCGCTCCTCCACCCGTTTGTGCAAGTTCAGGCTCTACTACGGCAGACCACACATTAGGTTTCATGAACGCATACTCGTCAAGTAAGGCAAATGCAAGTCCAGGGCCACGGAGTGAATCTTCCTTGTCAGCACCTTTAATGTTGACTATCACCCTATTAGTGAGCCTGATTTCTAAGTTGGACTCGTTAGGTTTCTTGAGTAACGCCCATCGGGGAACAATGTCCTTGAGTAAATCCCAAGCGATGTCTTTCGCTTGTTTGTATGTTGGACCTATGTATGTAAACCTGGGTACACGCATACCAGTATGTTTCCCTTTAGGGATACCTTCGGTACACTTCCACGCTTGCATAAATAGGTACATCAAAGCCATCACAGTCTTGCCAGCTTTACGGTGGGCAACTACTACCTTATACTTTGTAGGGTCCTCAGCTATGTTATTTCTGGGGTCTCCAATAATTTGTGATTGCCACTGACGTGGAATAAAATCTTCTGCTAGACTCATTTTCTTCTAACTCTTACTTCAACTTCATAAATTTCATTGATTAAATCTATTACTGCATTAAGTCTTTCATTAAGTCCACTAATCTCCTTTTCTGCATCTTCTAATGATTTAATTTGTCTTTGGTCGTGTGTTAGTAATAATTTCATATTCCTCCTAAATTAATAATTTCTTATAAACTTTAGTACAACACCCATAGGTGCCGTCATCATGTTTATCACCACAGAGAACTATCACGTCATTATCTTCAAATACTACAAAACCTCGGGAGACAACCTTCTCCCTTTTTTGTGCCCATTCTCGGATATCTTCTAGGCTTTCCCAGGTGGCTTTGCTTTCATGGTCTAACCACTTAATTTTTCTAATCCTCCTCATAAAACTTAACAGTTACCTTCTCCACGACCAGTTTTTGGTCCTTCACCATTTGGACCTGTTCCATCTCCATTAGGCATATTATTCTTTTAATTGTTTAATTTCTCTATTCTCAAACCACAATGGGCTCGGTTTAATCTCAATCTGTTGGTCTTCCCCGTACTTCTCCTTCATGTTGTGTTTCAGGTAGAATATCTGGGCGACAGTATTCGGCTGTCTTTCATTTAAGGCAGAATTAACCAGGTTCCCCTCAACCTTCTCTGCCTGCATTGTCTCAAGCTCGGTCATAGCCTTATCAAACAAGTTCTCCAGCTCAACACCATCCTTAACCACTCTCTGCTTACGCCAGTTCCTAATAGTATTCGGGTCTATCTTAAGAGCCCTACAAGTTGTTACTAGCCTACATCCTAGGCCCTCATAGGTTTCTAAGAAGATTTTCTTAAACTTTGCTGAATCTTTTCTTGGTGCTGGAATATTATTTTTTCCTTAATTTCTTATGAACTAAGGTTTGATTGGATGTTTTGTTGTTTTAGATAACCTCCTCTTATGGACTGCTAATAGCAGCAACGGGTCTGCTAGGGTAGCAGATACATCCAAGCCCTACTTAAAGAACCAAACCTCAACTCCAAAGACCCTTAAACGTCATCTTTGGCAAATACTTTGTATTCTGGACCACACAGTGTCCCCCAATATCCCCTTTAGGCGGATAAAGCACGGGTCTGACCACATTTGGCATTCCAAGCCTTGTATAGCCATCATTGTAGGAAACATTGAAATCTGTCATCACTCTCTCAAAATTAAGCCCATACTTGTCACACAGCTCCTTAGCGTACCTGTGGAACTCTATACAAACCCCATAGTAGGTCGTATCCAATAACTTCCCCAGTTCTGTGGTCCTAGAGTCATTTAACAGCACTACGCTCATTCCAGCTTCTGACAGGTGCTCAGCCACCTTTTGACCCAGCTCCTTATCATCAGCTCCCACGAACTTGGTAAAAACTCCAATCCCCTCATCTAAATTGGGATGCACGCCCCTAATTGGGCTGTGAACTGCATTAGGAATCTTTTGGGTTGTCCCTACAGGCACCGTACTGTGAATAATCTTAATCCCAGGCTCTGCAGCCACTATCTCCTCAAACCCCTCTTGGTAGGGAATACAGACATGCAAAAACTTCACTTCAGGTAAACTAAAGTTCTCAAATTTCTTATCTTTTATGTGGGCATTTGGGAAAAAAGTCTGGATTGCTTCTCCAACCTCTCCCAGGCCCAGGATTCCATCCTCCATATTTGTCAAGTTTGCTAATCTTAGCCCAAATCTTTAAAGTCCACCCGATGGGAAAAGTAGTTTTAGGCTATTTTTTATGTTATAATATATGCTTTATTTAAGGGCTCTTTGGTATTCCTGTAGTTTATAGGCTATAATATAGTTAATCATCCCACCCCCGCCCCCTATATGGTATGGGGTGCCTTTCCTATATATACAAATTGCCACCTATCCCCTTTATAGCCTATAAATAAAGGCTTTTCTTCAATAATTGGGGCGTTCTTTTTTGTAAAAAAGGGAAAGGTAAATAAATAATCTAACAAACAAACTATGTATCAATATATATCAATAACTATTTACACTTATATCTATTGACTTATATGTATCTATTAATAACTAGGGACT